AGTTCATTTGCGCTGAAAGTACCTGATACATGACCATTACCCTTTGCGGCTCCACCTCTATTTGCTGAGCCTGCTCTGCTTACAGTAACAACATTGTTACTAAGAACAGTAGCCGCTAGATTCGTATTAAGCCGCCATGTATTAAAACTATCAGTTAAATTTGTATTTGATACTGTAACAGTCATTTGCTACCTTCTTTATTAACCATTTGGTAAAGCAGAGATTTTATCTCCGACATCTCTTTTTTTAGTTCAGAGATTTCGTCATCTCTTTGTCTGTCTATATTTCTCTTCATTCTGTATTTTTGAAGAGCATCCAAATCTGTATTCAATACTGCATTACTGTCTTTATCTCTTACCAGATTTGGATTATCTTCTATCTTCACATAATCTCTATTCATATTTATCTCTGCAATGCGATGGCTCTCATATCTCTTACGAGAGGAACGATATTTGTTCCTGCCGCAGTCATTACAATTTTAATTGCATATGTCTTGTATGTATGGTATATAGCACCATCTTGTGACATATAAGATACGACATTGTTATTACCAGTATTTAGTTTCGCATGAGAGTTAGCAGACGCAACGGCAAGGAAATTATCGCCATCTGTGTTTGCGCTAAATGTAAACTCATACTCTTTGAAATCAGTTCCATCAAAGCCCTCTGAGAAAGTATTACTTGCAGTAACCTGTCTTAGTGGTGTCCAATCCTTTTTGCTGAAGTCTTCTGGGTCTTCATCATTGAGAATTTTTGCATAGACATCAATGTCTGTTGTTTGAGGTTTATATGCAGAGACAAAGACAACCATATCTTCAGCATCTTGTCCGTCTGCAAGTTCAATCTTCTTACTTGTGTAACGAACCTTTGCATTACCAGCATTCTTGTGTTCATCTGTCACATCATTATTGATGATGTTTGCTAAGATAATTGAATTTGTTCTACTCAAGTCAACAACAGGTGATAGTGAATCTGAGGTTGAGTTTAATGTTCCCTTTAGAACAAGTGACTTCTTAGAACCAGCAACAGCAGTCAATCCACTTTCATTGGTTTTAGAGTAAATTCTCTTTTCACCATCTGTGAGTAGATTTTCTTGACTTAGATTCACATCCTTAAATGTGCTTCCAATTACACCAGAAGTTGAAGTTGTTCTTGCTTGCCATGAAGTTGTTGTTTTAGCATATGCTAATTCTGGAACTTTAGGAACAATAATATTCATCTTGATATTATCAACTGATGTAACTCTTGCAACTGCGCCAGAGGTTTGACCTCTTACCCAACCATTTGCAAATCCACCAGATGAATTTTCAAGGTGTAGATGATTATTTGCTGGATGCACAAAGTAAACCTTTGAAGCAGTTCCACTGAGCGTATTAGCCGCAAATGTTGATACTTGAGCCGCACCACTAGTGAAGTTACTACCATAGATATTTACAGTGCCGTTTGATGAAGCAAGAGATGTGAAACCAGCAGTGTTTAGCGGGTCAACCTTAACAACAACTGTGCCATTTGCATTTTCTGTAATCACAGAGCGAATGGTTGCGTTAGCCGCTGAACCAGAGACACTTGCGTTTGCAATCACATCACCAACTTGTAGATAGTTACCAGCCGTATTACCTGTTACTCCATGTAGTGTAATGATTGATTCGGCGACAACATTTTCACCAATTCTAAAGTTACCACTAAAGTTATCAGCAGATAGATATTCCAAATCTTTATTTTCAAGATATAGAGTACCAGTTACACTTGTATCAAATACTGCTCTATAGATTTCAAACTTCAAATCTTCTGCTTGGATAGCACTCCAAGTATTGTCGTTAGAAGATGTGAACAGAACACCAGTGTAAGGTTGCTTAGATACTAAAGTATTAGATATTTGGTCAGTTCCACCCAATTCAGATACCCACATTGTATAATCATCAGAGTTACCGCCTGGAATTGCTACAAGAGCAAAATCCTTTTGGTTCTCTAAGAATACAGGAGATGCAAAGGTAAATGTTGTAGCAGTAGAACCATCACTGGACACACTTATCTCACTAGGCTGTAGCGTCTTCTGTCCATTTGGAACAATGATGTCAGTTGGGAAACCATTGTCCACTTCACGGATTTGAAGTGTCATTGGGTATGTGCTAGACTTTTCTTTGAAGTATAGATTAATCTTTGTTACATAAACACCAGTCGTGCTACCAGAGATGTTTACAGAGAATGTCTGTGCGATTGGGTCTTGCCAACCATTGTCTCTGTCAAGCACCGTCCACTGTTGCTTTTGAATAACATTAACATCCTTAGAAATCTGAGGAATCTTCATGTTTACAGATGCACCTCTTTGAACAATATCCAAAGGTGTGCTTGTGAACGAACCAATAGCGGTGGTCGTTGCTACATCTGCTTCAACAATAGGGTCGTTAATATCTTGCAACTTAAATTGCTTTGTACCAGTTCTAAACTTCAAAGTGTCATCATTTGGAATACGGAAGACACCATAAACCGTACCAGTTGAATCTGTTACAAGGTTTGCACCCTCTGTTCCAGTTTTACCAAAGGTAGAGTTTGCTGGAGTTACATAGTCAAATACCTTCTCATCATCAAAGTATGCATACACTCTAGTATTAGGACGCATACGAACACCAGTGAAGTTAATCTCCCTTGAACGCATATATTCTTTAATAGAAACATCCTGTACAAAGTTACCAAATGAAATGGTTTCCTCAACGGTGCTTACATTTGTTTCAATAACGGTTTGCTCAATATCACGAACAATTCGTCCACCTTCTCTACGCTCACCGCTTACAACTTGCCATGTGCCGTAGTCTAGTCCATTGGTGATACCAGTTGCTTCAATAAGTTCTTCAAGCGTTTCATTCAAACCATCAAAGTCAATCTGTACATCAGGTAGAGTTGTAATGTCAGGTGTATTATCTGCTTCAGGGTCAAGTAATACCTGTCCTCTCCAGTTGAAGAGAAGTTCTTGCACTGGATTACGAACCTTAGTTGCATAAGGCTGGTCAACCATTGCAGTTTCAGTGTAAGGAAGAGTTACCAAATCACCAGTCACTTGAACATTCGTTGAGGTGAAAGTTTCATCTTTACCAAGACTAATATCTCTTCTGAGGAAGGTAGGTCTTAGTTGCTTTCTAGTCTTATCAATAGCGGCCTTGTAATATGGATTTTTAACATCTGCTAGATTGTGTCCATCAAAGTTATCCACAAAGAAACCGTTCTTGAATCTTTCACTACCAGCATCACTAAACAATTGCTTGTTCTTAGCCGCATTTTCTAGTGAATTAAGAGTTGAATAATATTCAAGAGTCTTAACTCTTTGCTCAACACCTCTCAAATCTTTCATAGTATATCTACGATTGTTATCCAAGTCAAGTTTCACTTGATAATCTGGACGCTTGTACTGCTTTGCCACATAAGGTGATAGAGATGGATATACAGGAACATCTACGACACCAAGCGACATAGTGCCGCCTGGAGCGCCTGGGGTCTTAGGGTCTCTAGAAGGTGTTCCTTTAATCACACTGAATGTGCCTCTTTGAGAGACAACAATTCTATCCTTACGAGGCAAATAGAATTGAACATCCGCTTGGAAATTCTCATCAGGAGTAGGTGTATAAATGCTAAAGTTTACATCATACAAGAAATCTGTGTTAGCGGCAGGATTGGTAGGTGCGGCGGCCGCTGTTCCAGTTGTAGAAGGAGTGTATGAATTTTTCTTAATAGGACGGAAATCAACACTATCTCTTAAATCGTATGTTCTACCAGAGGTAGGCGAAACAAAGATAGGAATTTCTTGTGTCGTAATTGATGTTGCGGCGCCTGGATTATCATCGTCAATAATGTCTGCATAAGAATCTACATTGAGGAAACCATATCCAGTTGATGTGTCTCTTCCAAAATAATCCAACTTAACTAGAAGTCCATCACTGGCGGCCAAGGTTAGATTACTGTCCTCTTTCTTCACAAGATATGATGTATCATAGAATGCATCTTTCATACCTGTATCAAGTTCAAAGTGTGAGGTTACATCAGTGCCAGCAGTAGTTACACCAGTATTAGAACCCTTGTAAACAGCAGAAATATTGAATACATCAGACACACCAAGAGGCCATGGTCCTAGTCTGTTTGCTGGATTGCTACCAAGATTCAAGTGAACATATCTATTCTTAAATACGGTCTTCTTAGCAGGGTCAGCATCAGTTCTATTAACATTATAATAAACTTCTGCATTGAATGTGCTATTGAGTGTATGAATACCCAAATCAACCGTAGCAGTTGGTGTAGGTGAACTTACAGTTGAGATTGAGCCGTTCGTTGATAAATCCCAAATTTTACCAGCGGGCAACTCTGTGCTATAGTTCATGGATGCGCCAGAACGAGTTACTGAAATAGTATTAGCAGTAGAGAGTGATGTCGCTCCACCAATAGCGGTAATACGCTCAATGTAAGTATTAGCACTGTCTTCGATACGAATTAAGTCACCAACCTTGAATGTGGTGTTGAATGCTGTGCCAGAACCAGTAATTGTATTACCACTAATTGTCGTAATATTACCAGTATGATATGCGGTGCGTGTTCCAGTCTTAGAGACAATGATATAGTTTCTTTCATCTGCATTTGAAATAGGTGAACCAGTATCGTTGAGTGTCTCAGTTCCACCAGTAGCGGTATTACCAACACCAAACTGGGCTGTTCCATCAGTAGCAAAAGTTACAGAACTAAGTCTTTTACGAACAACCCACTGAGTGTCTCTCGTTCCATTCTCATCTGTAAATTGTTTTGCGCCCTTTGAACCAAGTCCAAATACAAGTCCTCTAAGATTACCCTCTTGAATTTTAGCATTACCGCTTGCATTCAAAATGATATCAGCAAAACTGTCTGTGCCAGATGTGTTGTTAATATATAAACTACGAGCATCAGCGAATGACTTACCAGAGTTCATTTGAACATCAAAAATGTAAATACGATACTGTGCATTGTATGTGCCAGATGTTCCACTATCCCATTGGAATGCTCTTACTTTTGCAGTTCCAATCTCACTACCTTGTGCGGCCGCAGTTCCAAAATTCTTTCTAGAAATTGTTTGTTGTGCGGCATCTCTAATAGAAACTGTCTTGTGGTTTGCAAAATCCCAAGTTCCAGCAACCTCTTTACAGAGAACATAGTTACCGTATGCTTGTCCAATAGTTATAGCATTTTCTGTAAGAGTTGTGGTTGCTTTATCCATATTCAGATATTTTGAACCAGCCAACTCAACCTGATAACCGTTTACATAACCTTTACCTTTCTCAATCTCTGCAACAAGAAGTGAGTTGTTTCCACTCTCTGCTACAGTGTAACGCCCAAGACTATTTGTCTTCTTTAGGTGTTCACGGATACGAATACCAAATGGGTCAACCACATAGTCACCATTTGTATCATAGATTCTCTCTGCAATATAATTACCCAACTCATTATAGATTGTCTTTGTATTTCTCTGTTCTACAGAACCATCTTTAATCTTTGCGATTTGGAAGAAGTTTACAGTGTTTGCAAAACCATAATTATATGATGTGAGAGTAGGAACTAGTTTTAGTCTCGATGCGCCTGGCGCAGATGCATTGGTAGAACCTGTTGCATTATCAAGAAGAGAACTGTCTTGATTTGAATCAATGGTGCTTTCAACAGTTCTAAATCCAAGAACCACACTAGGTGTCGTTGTATATTTTCCAATGATAGCAGATTGTCTTGCTGTGCGGATGAAGTGTCCTTTATGATACACAATACCATCAGTCGTGCTTGCTTTCAATCCAAGTCCAGTTGAACTTGTTTGAATAGAATTAGCGGCTACGACAAAAGCATTATTACCAGCATGACGGAATACAATAGGACTATCATCAGCAAAAACTTTAGTTGTGTTATTTGCGCCAGAGTTTGTATAGAATAGATGTGCAGTAAGATAATTAGGTGCGGCGGCTTCCGAACCTTCAGTGATGTTTACAAGTTTAGCAGTCATACCAGTAGATGCTTGAACTGCAACAAGGTTCATAAGAGAACCGCCAGAGTTAAAGTCGGAAACCAAAACGACTCTATTGTTAGCATCTTTATCTCTTAGTTTTACAAAGTCAACATTATCTGTGGTTAGACCAACACCAGTTACAACTGTTCCATCCACAAAAATATGGTCGCCAAATCTTTCGACTTGCTTTTGAAGAATAGTCTGAAGTTGAGTTAATTCTCTTGCTTGTACAGCAAAGCCTGGACGAAAGAGAATGCGATGAAAGTCTTTATTCTCATTGTAGTCGTCAAAAAACGGACTTTGGTTTAGATTGGTTTCAATTGTCATTTATCTTACCTTTAGAAATCCAGAATGATTTTAATGTCTTCTGTCTGGTCAACATCCCTTGTTACTTTTTCAATATTCTCTGTATAAAGGATTTCGCCAGAATATGTATTTGCTTCGGGTCCCTTAATACTTGAGATAGTTGCAATCTTTGTTGCAAAACCTCGTTTAATAAGTTCGTCATCATTAGTAAAAGGAACACGATTACTATAACTCTGTACATTATTTAGGTAAATATTATAGAAGGATGTGTCTGCTTCTGTCTCTGCTCTTTTAGTGAAAACGACATCTGCATTTGCACCTAGAACTGCATTGTTTGCCGCTTGAACTGCTCTTTTATTTGGATTGAGTTCAGTTATAAATTCTAGTTCACCATTTTCTGCAAGAAGCCTTATCCTTTCATTTGATAATACATCACCAGCAACAATTTCATTAACTGGTGTGTCTCCACTCATTTGTGTATACGAAACCAATGCTCTTGTTGTAAGTCTTAGTGTATTAGGACTATTTGATGTATTTGCAATACGCTCTACACTAACAAAATTATTATTTGCATCACACTTCAGAATAGGGTCTTTCAAAATGCTAATAGAACGGAAATCTGTATTTGCTGGAATAAATCCATTACCGTTTGCAGACACTCCCTCAGAACCATCAAATTGAACATTTAGAAGAATTTTATCTCCACCAAGTTCACGAATACAATCCTTACCATGTCCACCGACAGGAGAAATGATAACATTAGCAGTTGCTCCACCACCATGAATAGCATTGGCACTAATAGCCGCATATGCTTCTGTATAGTCTTGCCCTGGCGATATAACATTTACATTTGCAATTGTTCCTTGTGTATCAACCACTGTATAAGCAAGCGCACCTCTACCATCTCCACGAATTACAATTGATGGTGACACAATAACTCTAGAATCTGTATTAGCAATTGTAGTAAAAGCAGAATTTACAGTGAATGTTTTTGTAGCACCGACATAGTTAATAATTCTACGGAGTTGTCCAGCACCAGTTCCACTATTAATGTAGATGCTTGAACCATTGTAAAAATTGTCAATTGACGATGGAGGATTATCAGCCGCCGCTGATAACTTAATTGTAGTTGTTGAAGCCGTTTCTACAACGCCATTTGCAATTTTATGATATCCAGAGCCAGGAGAAAATGTTTCGATAATATCAATAGAACCATTTACTGCCGCATTTTGAACAGCAACTTGTCTATCACCCTCTACAGAACCATCTGTTGCTCCAATAGTTTTAACAGGCATATGAGCCGCAGTTAGATACTTGTCTGCTTCACCCAAAGAAATAGTATACAAGTATTTCCAAGTGTAACCATCAGTTAGTGTAAAAGGAAGAGTAGATAAGTCGGTTGGTTTAATTGTAGATGTTCCACCCTTATTATTATATAAACACTTGTATACATTGTTCTCATCAGTCATCACATAGAATGGACGAGAATATAGATTAGTGTCTCTATCACGATACATAGCATACACTGTTCCTGCCGTCCAATTGTATCTAGGAACAACATGACTTACATTGCCTGGCTGTATTCTCTTTGCGCCAATAGCGTGTCTCCAAATATCTCTTTGCTTATCATAATCTGTTTCAACAGGAGTATCTGGAGTTGGTTCGTTTGTCCAAGTTTCAATCTTCCCAAGCAAAGCATAGAGAATATTTGACGCTTTTGTATTTCTTCCGTCTTCATGTGTCAAAGACTCAACAAAAGCCTTTGCATTGAGTACACTTAATTCTTTACTAGTATAGGCCGGCATTATGCTATATTTCCTGTATAATAATAAGCGTTAGCACCAGACACATCAGTTAATGTCCAGTTAGCGACAAGGTTAGCGGTGGTTGCACTATTTACTTTATTTAGTGTAACACTCTTGTAGACTTTATCAGCAGTTTCAATCACAATCGTATCACCATTTGCAAACTCTGAAGTTAGTGTGGTTGAAGAACCAACGATATTAAACGCATTTGCATAGTAGACATTTGCACCGCTTATTGTACCAAATGTCCAAGTCTCACCAATGTTTGCTGATGTTGCACTTGTAACAGTATTTAGTCTTACTTCAAAGAACTTATTGTGTGAAGACTCAATCAAAATGGAACTATTATTAGAAAATTCAGTTGAAAGGGCTGTGGAAGTTCCAACCAAATTTGCAGTGTTGTTTGTGATAGCAATAGTTCCAGAGGCGGCAGGCTTACTGATGGAAATTGTGCCATTTGAGGTTGCTCTCTTTTTGTTTATTGAAGAAGTTACGACATCAACATCAACATTACTTGAAGTCTTAAACTTACCAAAAATTGCTTGACCTGCTGGATGCACAAGTCTTAGAGCAATATCCCTATATCTCTGCAAAGCAAGAGGCGCTTCAATCTGATAAGAAAACTCTTGATAGAAACGACTATCTTGTATAAAACCTCTCTTTGAAGAGACATGACTTCTTGTAGAAGCATAATAACCTTCAGCATTCGCAACACCATCTAAATTTAGATTAACTCTAGCAGATGATGAATCTACTCTAGTGGTAGCGGCGACAGTCACAGTTTCTCCATCTTTATACGAGAAACCAGAGTCAACTAATCTCAATCCTGTGATTGTACCGTTAGCACCTACCGTAGATGTAATGTTTGCATTTTTACCCAATACACCTTCATCTTGAATGCTTACAATTTTAGCGTTGCCTGGATTTTTAACCGGCGCACTTGTTAAAGTGTCTTGTGCCGCTGAAGTATAGAAATATACATCAACAAATTGATTATTTGAGAATGTAATATTGCCAGGGTCACGCTGTAATTCGTCTTGCCACACACGAACAATAGTTTGATATGTTCCGTTAGCAAATCTTACTCTTGATTGTGTTCTTTCTTTGACATCACCAATCGCACCAGTATTTGATTGTCCAATTCTATCGTTAGTATCAATCTCTGTTATAGAATTGTTACCAGTTCCAAAGTTTCCATCCTCAAACTGAAGAGTTAGATATTGCTCACCGATACCTAATGCAGAAACATTTGTGTCAGTAACACGAATAGTAGGAGCGATACTGAAACCAGAACCACCAATACGATTTGATAACTGTTGAATAGTTCCTACTGCGGCAGAAGTGAACAGCAACGAATCTTGGAGTTTCGTATAGATATTTTCAATCTTTGTATTAGAAGTTGTTGATACGACATTACCAACCGTAGTATTAGCACCAACAAGACGCAATCCTTCATTTTCAATAAATGCTCTCATAGGTCCAGCATCAAACTGGTTTGAGAGATTAGCAGATGTGTTTGCTGTCACTTGAACTGTTATTAAGTCTCTATCGTCAGCACCACCCACACCTCTAGTATAACCATTCGCTTGTGTGCTAATTACTTTTTTGACTACACCAAAAGCACCAGATGTTCTACCAACTAACTCATTGCCAGCAATGACAACTTGTCCAGCAGTATTACCAAACTGAAGTACATGATAACCAATCGTGTTAGCCGCAAATTGAGACACAGTTCCTACTGTTGTTCCGCCTGCGGTTGCTTTATTTACCTTTTCTCCACCAGCAAAGTTTTTGAATGTGTCCAAAGCAATAACAACATTAGCACTATTATATGCTCTTCTGATTGCTTGCACAGTTCCGTTTGCACCTGATGTAACCCCATAGAGACTATCCCCAACAATCACGCCCGGGTCAGATGTATTAGCAAGAACAATAACAGCATTTGCATTTGTTCTAAAGTTACGACCTGCTACAAGAGTTTCTCCTGATTCTGGAAATCCGAAATCTGGTGATGATAGTGGAGTATTTGCATACTTATCCATTCTACCAAGTCCAGAAACAATTGGAGCAAGAACACCAAAGCGATTATTACTGCTTACAAGATTTGTGTTGAGGGAAATTGCAAAGTTGTCATTCAAGTCACCTCTAAAGATTTGGAAACTTGCTGGAGTTGAACCATCGCCCCCAATAAACTCAATTTTAGTTGTATCATTAACACTTGATGTATAACCAGAACCACCATCAACTAGATTAAATGTTAATGCACCCCCCAAGTCAACAGTCTGCGTGACAACAACTTTCGCAAACTTACCTTTATCTGCTGATATAAGTTCAACGACATCGCCAGGCTCATACTTAGCACCAGCACTGGTAATTGTAAAACTTCTAATTCCAGCCTCTACAATTGGTGTATGTGGAGTGGTGCCACCATCAAACTTTACTTTAATTGGTTCTAAGTGTTGGAATGTTCCTTTGATATTTGAAAGATATATCTGGTCAATAACTCTTTCACGAATTGTTCTTTTTACAATATTTTCAACCAGTGCTTCAGCACCAGAATCCTGTCCAACGATAGTTCTACCAATAAACAATCTTCCATTATTTTCATCATGAGTGGTGACAAGATATCTTTCAATTCTAAAATCACCGTCAGAAACTTTGAGCAACTGGTCGGCAGGATAATTAATCTCTACATCTTCATTATAAAGAATGCGAAATAAAAGTTTGTAAGATTCAAATGTACCCTTTGACTGATAGAAATCTTTAATTCTCTTTGCAAGCAATCTCTTATTTGCAAGAGCATAATCTGGTATTTCTGCAAGAAGTGTTCTACGAAAGTATTCTAGATATTCATTGGTTGTTAAGTCAATATCTTTATAGTCAAGAAGATTATGCATTTCATGAGTAAGTTTGCCAGTCTGTTCCATATACTCATAATAAGCCTTTAGGAAGAGAATAAAATTCTCTCCCTCTTCTTTATAGAAATCAGGAAACTGATTTTCTAATATTGCAGATATCTTCTGAGAAATAGCCATTAATCAGCCTCAGCAACAGCAGTGATAGTCGCATCATTTGAGTTCATGAGAAGAATTTGCTCACGAATTGGTGTTACATCTAGGTTTAGGGTTTCTACTGTTACCTTTATCTCTATCCCTTCATATGCACTTGGTAAGAAGTTTTCAATGTCAATTTGTCCTGTTGTATAATTGATTGTTCCAGCACCAGCAACAATATTAACTTTCTGTTTACTTGCATTAAATCTATAGATATTGATTGCGCCCGAACCGTTATCTTCTAGAAAAGCATCAAATCCTTGATATGTAAACTTAGTCGATGTGACAGTGTTTGCTCTTAAAGCATTGTTGAACTTTAGAGTTACTTTTTCTGCTCTATTAACATTTGGAACAAATCTCTTTTGAACCTTTAATGTAACTTCGTTGTTCAATATAGATTCATTTGTATTATCCAATGCACGAACAAAACGAGAGTATCTTAATTTATTACCAAATCTTTGTAGGTTTGTGCTTGAAAATGCATCAATAGCAGTCTTAATATCATTGATAATTTGTGATGTTGACAAAGATGTCTTTAGCGAATCATAATATGTTGTTACTGAAGGAATGACATATGTGTAATCAGCATCAATAATAATAGGGTCAACAGCAAGTGGTGTTCTATCAGCAATACTCAATTTAATTTCATTCTTTCTAATACTTGTAATAAAATTTTCACCAAAAGGCTTGACAGCAATATATACCTTACCATAAACAGGAGGGTCAGCAAGTTCCCCACCGAAAGCAGTTACAGATTGCAAGTCAGTATTTTCATTTAGAATAATTCTTTGGTAGTCATTATTTACAACGGCTCTATTTTGAACTTCATAACTTCTTGGAGCATTAAATTTTATACTATCAATTGTTTCAATTTCATGTCCACCTCTTGCTGGAGAATTAACGGCTGATACTGAAACTGATGCATAACTAGGGTCAATTGTAATAGTGTCAACTGAGAATGAGTTAGCACCATTTGTTATAGGTCCGTTACATACACGATAATCAACAATAATGATATTGTTATTTTTAACAGGTTTACCTAAAGGCCCATCTCCAAAGAATATTTCATATTGTTCATCAGCACACTCTTGTAGGTAGAAAACAGGTGAAGTGGAGGTGACCGCTCTAATATTTGTTGCTCTTGTATATGCAGTATTCGCAAAATTAGACGCAGATTCTTGTACTCTTACTGTAATGCTTCTTGTATCAATATTTTTGTTTGGAAGAACATATCTTATTGGATTACTAGTATTCACTGTAAATCTTTGTGTTAGCGGTTCACCCTCTGTAATAGAGATTGCTTTCGTAAATGTATTTGAGCCATTTCTTATTGTCTGTGCTTCTGGTGTAACAAATGTATATGAAATATCGTCAATAGTTGTTGTAAACTTAGAGTTTTTAGGAAGAGTAAACTGTGATATATTATTAGACACACCAGTAAATGTAATTGACACATTAGCGGTTGCACCTCTTGCAGAACGAGTATTATATCCTAGTTCTTTTGCTCTTGACACAACACTATCTCTTTGTTGTGCCGTATCCAAGAACATTTCATTAGCAATCATGTTTCCATAGAATGCATTATAATGTGTATTATATGCAAGCAAGTCTAGCAACACAGCCATGTTACTACCCTCAAAGTCATAATCTCTGAACTGCGTCTGCGCCGCAAGATATGATTTTAGATTAGAACGAATGTCCTCAAAGTCTAATTCGGTTACTTGTAGATATGTGTTAGCGGCCATTACCTAACTCTCTCTAAAATTACATTTAATTCTACTGGAACAACATCATTGCGAACCATAAAGGCGACAGTGACAGAAATAGCATTCTGTTCAGAATAGTCTTGCACTAGTACATCAATCAAATCAGCCCTTGGTTCATAATTTCGTATGACCTCACGAACTGCATTTTCCATTTGTTGTTTGGTTGCTTGACTCCAAAGTTCAAAAAGAAAAGAACGAATAGAGCAACCGATATCTGATTTGAACGGACGCTCAAAGTAGTTTGTAAGAATCAGGTTTCTCACCGATTCTTTAACCGCTTCTCTGTTTGTATTTCTTGCTAGTTGTCTAGTGATTGGATTTGGTATGAATAGACTATCCAAGTCACTAAAAACTACCTTTTCTTTTGCACCTGCCATTTGTTATTCCTTACATACATAAATCTTCATACTTCGTTGTATGAAGTCGATGTAGCGACAAGTCTCCTTGTCTGCGAATGCGTCTGTTGTATGCATTCTTAATACGCTTTCTTTGACCAGGTCTCCAAGCAATAAACTTCTTCCATCTTGTCAGTGCATCATATTCGTCTGCACTTTTCATGGGTATCTTCGTCTTCATTTCAGAATCCTTGTCTCTATTTAGGAAGCATTTTTAGCATCTTGGATTTCTTTTCTTCTATCCTTACAGAGTTTTGATATCTCTGCTAATGCTTTCCTTGCTCTTGTGCCTGCTGTCTTATTTCCGTTCTCAAACTTTTCACTTTCTGTGATATAAGTCTCAAACAAATTTACTAAATTATCATGATTATTCATCGTTTTGCCCTTGACAAATTATAAAATTGTTGTTAGAATGATTCTGTAATCTATCCAATAAAATATTTAGTCTCCAATAAACACTGTCTGTGATGCAGATTCAATCTTATTAGAACCATCAGAACCAGATATCCCTGCTGGGTCATCACCAGTATCTACTGTATCATCTAGTCTTGCCGCACCTTTTGTACCACTGTTTAGATTGATTGTTTTACCATCCATTGTAATATTACCATCAGCAACAATATTCAAATCTCCAGTGACATGAAGTTTATCATTACCAGTCACAGTTCTGAATCCATTCTTATGATGTGTAACAACATCACCATTAGGATGCATCTCAATGAAAGTTCCAGACTTATGATAGATATGAATCCTTTCAGCATTAGCAGTATCATCAATTTCTACTACATGACCTGATTCAGATTCATATACATGGTTCTTTGGATACTGTGCGGCGTATGGTGACGCTGGTTCTCCAGTAACACTGTCTGGTGACTTGGTGATGCTGTTTGTTCCTCTTGCGAGTTTGTTTACATCACTTTCATCCACATATGTTGGAAAGTTACCACTAGGGTCATTGAAACCTTTTGTGGTATCTGCGAGTTCTGCTGGAATACCAGCAAGACTTCCTAAAATGACTGGTTCTTGAGCCCTTTCACCGTCTAAGAAAAATCCAACTACCCACGAACCTTCTACTAATCCTGTTGGACTTCTTCCCTTTCCGCTAACAGCCGCAGAGGTGATATCTTGAATTGGCTGAGCCCATGGGAGGTGTTCAGTAGGTATCTTGTCTTTATCATCGGTGTGGAAACCATAACACCGTACACGGACCCGGCCGAGTCGTATAGGGTCATTACGGTCTTCCACGACTCCGAAGAACCATATAAAATCATTTCTGCCTAGGAAGTTTCTCATCTTCCACCTTTTCTACATACTTTAGAAAACTCAAAAGTCCATTCTTCAGAGTTTCTTTTGTTTTTTCTTTCTCGTCCACCCAATCACTTAAATGATTAAAAGATGCCGAGGACTTTTTTTCTTCCTTTAGCGGCTTTTTTCTTAGCCTTTGGTTTAGGTGCTTCATCTGCAACTTCCTCAACTGATTCTTCAACTTGAACTTCTGGTTCTACAATCTCTTGAAGAAACTGTTTCTGCATCTGCTTTTCTCTAGGTGACCCTGGCAATGGCATATCTATCTCCTTTTATTGCTCTGGTTCGTCAATTGCTTTAAGTGCTGTATCAGGAACATTGTCTTTAATCCAATCATAAATCTGTTGCTGAACATCACTTTCTCTTCTAAACTTTTTACCTTCCTTCTTCAGATTTACATATGTAAAATCCTTGACGACAATTCCACCAGCACTAGTCTTGATTGGTTTGCCGTCCTTGTCTGTCCAAGGAATAGTGTTTTCTCTGTTATTCAAAATGACATTTACTGCACCGTTGATACCTCTTGGTAGTTTACCCTTAATAATTTGTGACATCGTTTTAGCCGCACCTTCATGCGTCTGCAAAAGAATATCACTAGGCACAACTCTTTCACGCCCTGCATTATTTTTAACAGCCGTGTGGTAGTTTGTCAATACCCAAGTTACATGAATGTTCTTAGAATCATAACCAATCTTTTTCAACTGAGGAAGAACTTCTGTGATATCACCAATTTCTTTCAGTGTAATGTCAAAGATTATATTTGGTAGAGTTCCCTTGGATGCGGCGCCTGAGCGTACTAAGTCGTCCAGCATCACTTTTAGTGTATTCTCTTTAATGCCTGCTTTCTTCACAAACATATGCAACTTGAAAACATCTTTTGGTTCACGCAAATTTAGTCCACGAACCTCTGGATATTTCTTTTTCAGTTCGTCAATCTTAATGAATGCTTTTTTCCACTCATCCACATCACGAATCTTGAACTTATCACCTTCCATAAAGTTCTGAATAGCAAAACCTTTACCAGAACCAGCACCACCGGCGAGGAAGACAACCTGTCCATACCGTTTGCCTTGATTATACATAATCAATTTTTCGTCAAGTTGCTTATACAACTTATCTACAAAATATTCTTTTAGTCCTAGTATCATCTCTTAAATCCTGTGTCTTTGATACATTCCATTACTGTTACATGAGTTTCCTTATCTATCTTGTGACGCAAAGCAGTGATAAGGTGTTTACCTGTCATATATTTATCTTCTCGCATTTGTTCCTCTCCAGTACTCATTACTGGAAAACTGAGGAATACAGTATCTCCAACATTGAGTTTGGAGTTACCATGAATTGTCACTTCTAGTGTTTTGTTATTCAAATGCGATGCATAACTTCTTCTGAACTGAACTGTTCTTTCAAGTGTCTTGGGTCTGACATTCTCATCTCTGAAAATATCCAACTGGTCATGTTGAAAACGAGTGGTAAACATATCAACAATTGCTGTGCTTGAAGCGGAGCCTGGAATACGAAACCTCTGTAGTTTCTTAAACTTATCATGTTGCTTCTTATAATCAAAATCTCTTTCAATCTTTTTCTTTCTGAGATTGTCAATCAATATAGTTTTTGAAGCGTATAGTCCACTTTCCTTGTTATCAAGAAAGTCTGCTTCTTTTATAACTTCATATGATATAATTTTGAAAGCATCTAAGTTTTCTGCACCAGCACCTTCTCCACCTTCCGTATAGTTAGAAGGCTCCCACTTGTATGTTTCCTTTATTTCACTTTGTACAAGATTAGAAACATTTCTAAAGTGATATCCATTACTATCTTCATAGAATGTATACAATGATGCAATATCGTCACCCTGTGCTTCATTAACAAAGAAGTCGATTGTATCCTCTACTGATAGATTTGGTATCACATATTTTTGCAAACCTTTTGTATCATCTGCTGTAAGTTTTTTATTTATTCTAAAGTTTGCTTCATCTAAGTTGGTGTATGTTTTCTTAATATCCTGTGTCTCATAAAACTCTTTATGAACACTCTTAATCATGTTAGCAATCGTGTTGCCTTTACTACCACCATAACTACGAGAAATCTTTTTATCAGCAATCGAAATAGTTTCCAGTGATGTTCCTGTCAACACATATGTCTCAATCTTCTCATCAACACTCTGTCTATTTTCTAGACTATTCATAATAAACAAATGCTTGTTCTTTGGTGTACCCTCATCTGGTGTTCTATAAGATAGGAATACTGCTTCCATACCAGTGAAACCACCAATATCTTCACTGTTTGGTTTCATAAAATCAATAAGACCTGTTGCATCGGAAACAACAACTTCACAAGTCATTTCTTTTTCATATAGATTCTGAAATATGTTTATTTCAAGCATCACTTCACTCAAGTCAAATATCTGACCTGAACGAGCAACTAAAGCAATGGTATTAAGTTCTACATCGCCGGCTTGTCTGTAACCTTCAACGGCCATATTATGCTTCCTGTAGGATTGTCTCTACTTCATCAATTACTTTTGATAAGTATCTTGGTTCAAGCAAACGAATTTGTTTTCTTGCTTCATTTTGCTCTACTTCCCAATCGTATTGTGTTTCACTTCTGCGCTGACTAGGTGATAGCGAATTGTATGTTGTCTCATCAACTATAACCTCATATGCTTCCAGTCTAGTGCCATCGTTTTTTACGGTAGCCGCTCTAATAATTTTATAATAATTTTTTATTGTGGTAACTGCTGATTGTATACTACCATACTTACCTATGATAAATCTGTCAAAGTCTCTTCCAAATAGTGGCCAGTCAAACTGAGGGTCAATAATATTGTTATAGTGTAACACTACCCAAGCATAATTTGCATTACCATAAAACTTCTCAGCAATCACATCAGGTCTGTCACCTTCTTGAATACTGTACTCATAAAATACATCTGTTCTTTCACTGAGACTATCTCTTACCTTAAATCTACGAAGAATATTGGTTGCAATAGTTTTGCGTCCAGTATTTCTGACATCATGTGGTGTTGTTGGAAAATATGAAAAGTAATTAGACATGATTACAACCTACTATCTCTACCTGATGCATCTAAATTATCTGATGCAAACTCTTCAGTATCACCAAATCCGTTTCTAGTGAGAATACGAGTTTCTTGGAATGACATTGAAATATCAATTGATACGGGCGCACCAGTTTGCTCGAAGAATGTTGGAACACCCTCGCCATTATAATTTACAGTCAAGTCAGTCATTACTGATGTTCCAATATCATATAGATACGGTTTAATTTTTTCGCCAAATTCAATTGTAAATTCATCTGGATAAACAAATGCAAAGCCTGCTCTCTCTGTTCCAAATTTATATGCTGGAAGCATATGGTGTCTCATAACATGAATTAGTTCTTTTAGTCTATCACTCTCTACTTGATTCTTAGCAATAAACTTATATTGGAATTGGTGTGTTCTGAAGTCAACACCTTTGAACACAACAGCCATGTGTGGATTGATAGCAAGCCCTTCATCTTGCATCAAACCAGTAACAACATTTTCTACACCACCTAAACCTAGTGTTGCACCAACCACACCACCACCAGCGGCAAGACCAGCAATCGCCGCACCACCAAGTCCAATACTAGCGGCTTTAGTTACCGCATCTGATGTATCGTTTTTGAAAGCGGATTTAGCGGCCTCTACTTTTTCACCAACAAAGTCAGAGATTGAGGACATAGCACCTTTGATTTCATTACCACCCATAGAACCTTGAGCCATTGAACCAAGAATACCAAGTGAAGAGTTCTCATATCCAGCCTGATATTGAACTGATAAGTTTGCTGGAACAGGAAGAACAATACTACGAATAATTCTTTTAGTTCCCTCATCCTTTTGACTAGGGCGTCTTCTTTCAATTACATTGTAAATCATGTAATGTTCATCGTCCAAATCAAGAGGATAAATAATAGGTCTGTTAGTCTTACCACCATTAGGTCTATATAATGGTGCAAGAGGGCCTCTTGTTCTACTGCTTTGTACGGCTCTGTTGATTTTCTCTCTGAAAGAGAAGTCTGCGGAAATACCATTAGGCCCAGCAGAAACAGAGAATGCACCAGTGCCGCCAGATGTGTCAAGTGTACCTGATGCTGATAACTGACTGTCTCTTACATTGATGCTTGGTTTTTTAATTGTTGACATCTAAATATCCATATGGCTTATAAAGGTAAATTTCGTCCAAAGTACCCACAAAAATATCGTGGCGACCCTACAAACATTATTTATCGTTCCTTGTGGGAAAGGAACTGTATGAGATACTTTGACCAGAATCCAAATGTTTTGCAATGGAGTTCTGAAGAAGTCATTGTACCTTATAAATCACCCATTGACGGTCGTTATCATCGTTACTTTCCAGACTTTCTTATTCGTGTCAAGAATAAAGAAGGTAAACTGGAGACTATCATGATTGAGGTGAAACCTTCTAAGGAAACGAAAGAACCAAAACCACAAAAGCGTCTTACTAAGAAGTATTTATACGAAGTGAAGACATGGGGTATAAATAAGAGTAAATGGGAAGCCGCAATAGACTTCTGTAAAGATAGAAAATGGAAATTTATGATTATTACAGAAAAAGAACTAGGGATTAAATACTAATGGCAACAGTCTTTGATGACCTTTTGCTTAGAGGTGTTCGTGCTGGTGAAGTGCCTGCACGACAAGCATCGTCTAGAGATTGGTTTCGCAACCAAGCAAGAAGAACACAAACATCACCAATGGCTCTATCTAAAGACAGAGACAGATTAAAGAATCGTGCGGCTATTGGTAATATGTATTTCTTTTTCTACGACCCTAAAGGTAAGAAGACTTTACCTTACTATGATAGATTTCCACTTATCTTCAAAGTAGCAAACACACAGGGTGGTTTTTACGGTATCAACTTACATTATCTCCCATATAAACTTAGAGCAAAACTTATGGATGCTTTATATGATATAACCAGCAATAACAAATATGATGAAAGCACTAAATTAAGATTGTCTTATGATTTATTAAACGGTGCGTCTAAATATAGATACTTTAAGCCAACATTCAAGAAGTATCTCAATAGTCATGTTCGTTCAAGATTTGTGCTGATAGAGGCTTCTGAGTGGGATATTGCATTGTTCCTTCCAGTTGAAAGATTTGAGAAGGCAAGTAAATCACAAGTCTGGAAAGACAGTAGGAATATGATAACATGACTTTCAATCCTCAGAACCTTATTGCATCTCTCAACAAGAGTGGTATTGCAAAGAACTCACATTTTGAAGTTCAGATTACTGGTGTCGGTGAATCTGATATGGAAAGAGATATGATGGCTAGAGTGTCTCAAGCATCATTGCCTGGGCGTACCATATCAACAGCAGAGTATAAAATATATGGACCTATTCAAAAGATTCCATATGGTGCTACATATACTGATGCGAGTTTTACTGTTATTCTCAGTGAGGATATGAGAGAAAAGGAATACTTTGAGAAATGGCATGAACGCATTGTTGGTTCAAATACATTTGGACTAGGAAGAGCAAAGCACAACATTGAATATTATGATGTCATCACTGGTGTTGTCAATATTAGACAGTATGGTGAAGCAGGTCAACTGAACAGCATTCATACACTCACAGAAGCATATCCACTTGTTATTGGTGAAGTGGGAATGAACTGGAGTGATGAAAATCCAGCAGAACTTGCAGTAACAATGGCATATAAAGATTACAAGGTTGTATTTTATCGTTCAGACCAGCCTGGTCTTGGAGCGTCTTTCTCATTCTCATTTGGGCCTGGTGGACTAGCGGCATCTGCAAGAATCCCAGGCATTGGCAATATTTCTGGACAAACTGGACTAGGAGCGGTCGGAAATGTGAATACGCCGTTTGGTGCGATTCGATTCTAATTACATAATAGGAGTAAATTATGGCTTTACCTAAAATCTCTACACCAGAGTTTTTTGATAAGATTCCTTCAACACAACAAGAGATTAAATACCGTCCGTTTTTGGTTGGTGAAGAAAAGACTCTTTTGATTGCATTAGAAGGACAAGATAATAAAGAGATTTCCCATGCAATTATGAGACTTCTTAAAAGTTGTATTATGGGTGATATTAATATTGATAAGTTGTCAACATTTGACATTGAATACCTTTTTCTAAAAGTAAGAGGTAAGTCTGTTGGTGAGGTTATCAATGCAAGTGTTGGACACACTTCTGAAGATAGTGAGTGTAAACACAAAACAGAAATACAGATAAACATTGATGATATCAAAGTGCAAGGCGATATCAAAGATGGTAAAGTAATGATTACTGAAGATGTTGGTGTTAAGATGAGATATCCAACATTAGGAACAGTAATGAAAATGAAAGGTGAGGATGCTGAATCTTTATTTAATATGATTCTAGATTGCATCGAATACATTTATGATAAAGAGAAGATTTATGGTGAGAGTGACTTCACAAGAGAAGAACTCTCTGATTGGGTAAACAATCTAAATCAAGGACAATTCAAAAATGTTAGTGCATTCTTTGAAGATATGCCCAAGTTGAAACATACGATAACTTGGAAATGTCCTAAATGCGGTGAAGATGAAGAAATGGTGGTGGAGGGCCTGCAAAGTTTTTTTACCTTGCGATGATACACGATTCTCTGACGAATATGTATCATATGAACTTTGCACTTATGCAACATCATAAATATTCATTAACTGAACTAGATAACATGATTCCTTTTGAGAGGAATATCTATGTGACTTTGCTAAAACAACATCTTGAGGAAGAAGAAGAAAAACACAAAGCAAGACAACGAAAGAGGTAAGTCACATGGCAGAAGATAAGAAAACCATTGATGCGGCCGCTGTAGAAGGCATGGACGCAAATGGTGATGGTCACATCTCAGCAGAAGAAATGGAGATGCATTTGGAATTTAAGAGGAAAGCACTAGAAGATGCTGATGCACAGAGAGATGCTATTCGTAAGATGGCATGGTTCTCGCTCTTTGGATTGTTAGTATATCCAATTGGTATTGCAGTAACTTCATTGCTTGGACTAGATACAGCGGCCAATCTAATTGCTGATATCGCCCCAACATATTTTGCATCAATTGCAGTATTGGTCTCAGCCTTCTTTGGCGCAGACGCATTAAAGAAAAAGTAAGGATAATCCATGGCTGAATTGCCTGATATCAATGAACAGATAGGAAAAGACCAGATAGCAAACGAGACTGACAATCGACAAAGATTGCAGAAAAGTCTTAGAGCAGGTCTTTTGAATGTCGTTAAATCTGTTGATGGTATGCACAATACCTTGCGTGATTTGTATGAAATGCAAAAAGCAGGGTGGGATGCACAGGCAATGCAGGCTGGCTTGGATTTGGAAGCCGCTAGAGAAGCATCTAGAGGTGGTGGCCTTGGTGGCGGTGGTGATGGCGACACTACTATCAATGGTGATGTCAATCTTGATGCTGGAAAAAGTAACTCCTTTCTTGGTAAAATAGGTAAAGGTATTACAGGTGCAATTGGCGGACTATTCTCTGGACTAGGTGTTGGGGGTGGTGCATTACTTGCTGGCGCTGGTATTCTTGCAGGCGGTGCTGGTTATCTTCTTACTGCACTAAGCGACTTTGATGCAGATAAAGTTAAGCAAAGTGTTATGACACTCTTATCCATCAAAGATGAATTTGGTAGTGCTGGTGAGTTCTTCAAAGAGTCTGGAACATTCTTCTTAGCGATGGCTGGTATCGGTTTAGGTCTTGCCGCTTTTGCTTTAGGACAAGGTCTATCAGGTCTCGCTGGAGGCATGACTGAAACTTTAGATTACTTTACTGGAGGAAACTGGGCAGAAAGTATAAAACAGAATGTCTTGACACTTCTTAGTATTGGTGACGCCGCTGGTGGCAATTTAAGTTTCTTAACAGACGCCGCTTTCTTTGCGGCCGCAATGGCAGGTCTAGGTTTAGGTTTATTCTTCTTTGCTATAGGAGAAGGTGCATCTGCTGTTGGTGGTGGTATGTCAGAAACTTTAGATTATTTCACTGGCGGTAATTGGGCAGAAAGTATAAAACAAAATGTTTTAACTCTATTATCTATTGGTGATGCGGCTGGCGGTAATCTATCCTTCCTAACAGATGCGGCATTCTTTGCCGCCGCTATGGCTGGATTGGGATTAGGTCTTTTCTTCTTTGCTATTGGTGAAGGTGCATCTGCTGTTGGTGGCGGTATGGGAGAAGCGTTAGATACCTTTAGTGGCGGTAACTGGGCTGAAACAATCAAACAAAATGTTCTCACCTTGCTATCCATCAAAGATGAGGCTGGTGGTAATCTGTCAATGTTTATTGATTCTGCTGTATTTGCGGCGGCGATGGCAGGAATAGGCCTAGGTCTTGTTGCATTTGCAGTCGGTGGTGTTGCTGGAGCGGCCGCCGCTGGTGCTGGAGAAGCGGTTGATAAATTTACTGGTGGTAACTGGGCTGAACAGATTAAACAGAATGTTATCACTCTTTTAAGTATTAAAGATTCACTAGGTGGAAATTGGGAAATGTTGAAGTCTGGTGGAGCATTCTTCCTCACCATGTCTGGTATTGGTGCTGGTCTTGCGGCATTCGCATTTGGTTCTGGCGCCGCTGGAGTTGCAGAAGCAGTCAATAAGTTTGCTAGTGAAGAAGACATGGCTGATAGGATTGTCAGACAAGTTAAAACATTATTGACACTGACAGAAGAGGGTGCAGTAGCAGAAGAAAAAGCAAATATATTCAGCAGAGTGATGGGCACCATCTCAAGTGGTCTTATGAAATTTGCTGGTGGTAAATTTGTAGCAGGGCTTGCTGATGCTGGAACAGCATTCCTAAACTTCTTATCTGGTAGCGAATCACCAATTCAAGAAATGTTAAATGTTGCTGATAGAGCCGCTGATATTTTTGCTGGTGCTGATGCTATTGATAAAGTTGGTGACGCATTAAATAAAATTTCTGGTTTGAAGTTTGATGGTTCAAACATCAATATGACAGATTTTGCTAATGATTTGATGAGAGCAATTCCAGCGATTGAAACCGCTATTATGGGTGGAGTAGTAGGTGAAGGTTTCTTCAGTTCTGGTACAACCATCAAAGGACTTGCATCACCAGACATTAAATTTGAGCAAGCGACAAAAAGAATTAAAGAACTGCAAATGGCTATCAATCCAAATGCAATGACTGCTACGACTGGTGCAGAGATTGATGTAAGAAGTTCTGAAGTAGCAACTGCGGCAGCCGCTCCATCAGTTACAGATAATACTACAACCACAGCAATTACAAACAACACACAGAACAGTGTGCAGAGTACTACTGTTGCTTCAATGTCACCTTATCAAAGGAAAGTAGCAAGGATTGATAGAAAACGAGCAAGACTTGCTAAACTACAATACGGTTAAAAAAAGAGGGGGCGAAAGCCCCCTCAGTTTCTTGCGTCAGAGTGACGGTTAATCTTCTTCAGCAAGTTTCTCAAAGAAGGAGAGTGTATCATCGTCATCATCTCCCACACTTACCGAAGCCTGTTTAGGAGCAGGCGCAGACTTTGCTACTGGTGCTTCCACAACATTATCTTCAGCAGTTGTGCGAGGTTGAGGTGATGAACCATCCAAACCAAGAACACGATTCAGTCTTGCTTGCAGTTCTGCATAAGACTTAAAGTGCTTACGGTCTAGAAAATCTTGAAGCGAATATAGTGATTCATAAACCTTTTCAAGTTTATCATCGTCACCTTCAAGAAGTGGAGATGGACTATCGAACTCAGACTTATCGTAGTTGCGATAACCTTCCACATTACGAATCTTGAGTTTCAAATCAGCACCTTCCCAAAAATCAAAGGGATTGCATGGTGATTCATCTTCAAACTCAGGATTCATAGCCTCGTTAAGTTTGTC